TAAACCCTCTGTTGCTGTAAAAATAGGTCAAATACCTCTTTACAATTACTGGATAGGACAAGGACCAAACGGTCAGCCTTTAAGGGACCAATTTTTTGTGATGCCGGGAATGACAACTACCATGAAAAAAGATGCTCTTACGGCAAGTATCCAAATAGCAAGCTATCCTGACGTAGGGGGATTTGATCCTGATTCTTCTTTGTACAGAGTGTCCAATGATACAACAGTTGATTTTTCTAATAAACTAAACGGAAGTCCAGCCAAATCGTTTGATCAGCAGGTGATGGCGTTAGCCCCTTACATGAAAAGGAATGCGGTTGCAAAGTCCGTAAAGGTTCCATTTTTTGACTCTGTTGACGCGGGTATGACTCGCTCCGTCTACGTGCTACGAAAAAGATATGGCAGTCAAGCAGAACAAAGTGGAAAATTCACAATGGCAACACTTTCTGAAGAGTTGCAAAAAAAGCAAACTGCCGCTACTTCTCTTAGAAATTTGCAAGCTAAACGTGCAGAAGTGGGTGATGTTGAAACTTACGAACAATTAAAAAGAACTTTGAAAGTTGCTTTTGTAGGTAAACAAAGTGTTAGGGCAGCTATTCAAAAGGACTTGTTGGGACTTGGCGTTGTAGAAGAACAAACTACGGACCTTACTGATGACTTTGTAAAGAGCTTAGATCAACGGGTAGCTGATGCAGAAAATGTAGAGTTAGCTGAATTAGAAGCAATGCGTATATCTTTAGCCTTTCAACTTGCTCGTGCAGCAGACCCATCTGGTCGATTATCTAACCAAGACATTCAACAACAGCTTGACAGGTTGGGTTCAGGATTTGTGAGCAAGGAAGAAGCTCTTGCTAAAATACAGGTTGTTATTGACGAACTAGATAGAGACATAAAGAAATTAAACGTGTTTGTTTCCTATGGTAAGGGCGATTCTCTTCTTACTGACAACGATGCACGTATTATTGATGCGGCATTAGCGGTAGACTACATTCAAAATAAAGCCTCTGCAATTAAACAAACTTCTACAAACGCAAGGCAAGAGGGTGATCAATCTATAAACTTAGATGATTATATCATAGTTCCTCCGTCTGAACAAAACCCCAAAGGAAAAATATTAGATCAAGAATTAAACACTATAGTAGACCCTGCTACTATTGATTTAATTAAAAAGGCAATACAAGCGTCTAAAGGGGAAAATGCTTAATGGCTACACCTGCAACTCAATCGGTTCCTTCTGAAAACGAAGAACAACAAACTATACCCAATGTAATTCCTAACCCTGTTGAAGCTATATCAAAGGGTTTAGATGTAATTACGGGTGGGGGCATAGTAAAGGATAAACCTGCTGGTGAAGACGTAGTCTACGGCGTTACAGGTAGCATACAGGATAATACCCTAAAAACTAAGACTACAGGAGATATGGCTGAACAAAGCATCCGTAAGCAAAGACAGCCACTATCCAGAGACGAATTTTATAATCAAATTAACACTGGTGAAATTGTTGGCGTTGGCAAGGTAACAAATGACCAGTTAAAAAATATGGTTGAGTTACAGAGATCGCCAGATATTAGCCCCGAACTTAAAGCAAAGATTGATGACCGACTCGCTAACGCTTACGAGTTTCACTCTGCACAACAAGAAAAACCCCTAACAGAAATTCCGTTTGGACAAGAGACTGCTCCCGGCGAGTTTGTTTTTGCTCCTAGCCCTGAAGCAAAGCGTGATCCTAAATTAAAGTCTGTGCAGTCAAATGTCTTTGAAGGCAAGAAGGCAATAGCACAAGTTGTTTCTGGAACTTTTGCTTCTCTCAACTTACCTGAAGAAGACCAAAAAAGAATTGAAAACATATTTATCCGTAACATTTCTACGGGCGACTTCTGGGATGTGCTAACTGAAAAAGTCAAAGAAGGAACCCTGAGAGGAACAGGAATATACCTGCCTGACATCGTTGTTAACTTTGGCTGGGACGCTGCAAAAGCTGCAGCAATCGCTACAAATATACCCGCTGCTTTTGGTATAACAGATAGTACAACATTTGTTGAAGCGTGGGAAAAGGGAAGCGTTGATCGGGAACGAGCAAGTGCATGGTGGAGAAGTGTTGCAGCGGATGATTTAGGAATTAAAGAACTGTCTCAGGTGATGAATGAAATGGTTGTAACAGACTTAAACCGTCAGCTTGCTGCCGGGGATATAGACCAAGAAACATTTGATAGACTTACCACCTCTACCGTTACAACTCCGGGGGGAGATAACGTAACTGTTAACAATAAGTTTGTAAACGAAGAGATGGCTCAAGCTTTACTTAACGAGTCTATCGATAAGCTTTCTAATTCCGCACAGTATGGGGTTGTTCTTACTGAAGCTGTCCTTACTATGGCGGGAGTAGGTAAGGCAAAAGAGGCAGCAGGAAACGCACAAAAACTAAGCATCAGTCGTAAGATAGCTGAAATAACTGAACGTGCAGCAAAACCTGATGCGTCTACTGCAGATATTCAACGTGCTGCCAAGCTAGGTAGAATGAATGTTATTCAAGCGGGTAGGTTCCTTAAACTTGAGGGTGAAATTTCAAAGTTTAACGAGGGTGCCGTTCTGTACGCTACAGGTGTGGAGCGAGTATCTGGCAATCTTAAAAAGATAACTCAACAAAAAGACGTTGTCTCTAAAAATATGAAAGACTACCGTGACTCAGGTAAAAGTATTTTAGCTCAAGAGTACAGGCTTCTTGAAGCAGAGAAAAAACAGTTGACAGGCTTACAGGTAAAGGCGTTTCTTACTGGAAGAATAGTTCCTAATGTAAAAGAGAATTTTGTTGAAGCGGTCCCTATGTCACTTGCGATGTACTACGGGGGCAAGTATACTGCAGACGGTGGCGAGGATAGCTGGTTTAAGGGGGACCGTTTAGCTGGCGAGGGAATGGCAGCTTTAGGATACATAGTTATTGGAAAGCCAATAGTTACAGGGGTTGGAAAATCAGCGTACTGGATTAATCAGCAGGGGGGAGACATTGCCGGAAAAGCTCTGGGACTCGTGGAATCTATAGCAGACATACCCCCTCAACTTTTACTTAACAGAAGTTTGTTTAAGGGATACCTTAGAGATGGCAATATTCAAAACTACGAAAAAGCACTAGGTACAAAACTCGCACCAGAAACTAGAATAGCATTAGACTACATAGGACGCATTGCAGGTAAGCTTGACGATGAGGGTATGGATCAGGTTATCACTGCTATGGAGTCTCATTCGACTCGCCTTAACAGCATTGTCAGCAGTTTTCCTGCAGAAGAACAAGACGAAATACGGGAAATACTGCAGGAGAATGTAGCCACTATAACAAGTATAGGATGGTTACAGTCTGCTAATCGTTTGGCACGTTTTTCTGTTGATGCTAGAGAAGCAGCATCTTTGGGTAATCTATCAGAAGTAATGCAGACTCAAAGGTTGATGGAACAACAGGCAGGTGCAACTACCCGTTTAATAAAACGACTCAAGGATAAAGTTGCAAATAGAACAGATTTAGATGATCCGGGGGAGATAACAAGGTACATAGCTTCACTAGAAGAAGCAAACAATCAGACTCTTAGGAACATAAATACAGATAAAGCCAGACTAAACAAAGATATTAGGGACTATCGTTCTGTTGTTCTAGCTGATCCCACCGCAGACCTTCCACCATCTGTATTAGAATCTCTGGATGATATGGAGCTACAACTTAATATAAGTCTAAATCCTGACTTAGATAAGGTAGCTTTCTTAGAAAAACAATATGCAGAAAACATGGCTGCATTAGCAGTACGTGCAGAAAATACTGCCTTACTAAGAAACGATGACGCTGCTCATATAAAGCAAACTGCTCGTAATCTTGAGATGATGACCCAAAACAGATTTGCCCGTATGAGAAAGTTGGCAAAGAGGGGGTTTATTTCTGTTGATAAAAAGGCAGCGGAAATGGGTGCAAGTATTAACATCAACAGTATGATACTTGACCTTGTTAAAGACCAGCCACAGGGGGATAACCTAGCCAGTTTCTTTTCAAAGGGTTCGCGTTTCTTTGTTGGTCCGTTAGGTAAACGAGTTTATACTGTTGCTAACAAGATGGCGAAGCGTTCTTTAGATTCTTTAGAAGGAAAACAGTTTGATGATTTATATAAGTTGCACACAACTCCCGGTGCAAAGTTAGAAGATGGCACATCTTTATTCTTAGGAGACAATCCTCGCCCGTTAGATATCATGTTGTTTTACATGCAGCGGGGGGAGGCTCCTGAGTTCAAAGCCACTCCGGGTGAAGTCATGGATGTGTACTCAGCTTTTCGTGATTATGCCATTAGACTAGGAGATGAAAACCTTGCTTCTCGTTACGAAGATTATGCTGAAAACGTTGAGGGGTTAATAAAAAATCAAGCACCTGAGTTATTTCAAGAATGGAAACAAGCTCGTGCAATCTATCAGATGGAATGGTTTGATAGAATAAGAGTGGGCGGTCCTTTGGGTAAACTACACAAGTCCCAGAATGGACCTATTAAAGCAGCAGAAAAAATAGATAAGGGCGGTGAGTCTTTCTTCTTTGATGATGTTGGAATTGGAGAAGAAATTTCCCAAGACGTAAAAAGTGATCGTTTGTTTAGGATTGCTTACAAGGGAGATGACCCTCTCACTATGTTTGATCCTATAACAAAAAATATTGACGCTGCTTTGCGTGGTGATGCTAACGCTATAAGAGAACTTACAAGAAGTCGTGATACTCTCATTCAAGGGTTTGGTGAGGGAACTCAAGATGTGTTTGATCTAACTACTGAGAAGGGATTAGCAGACTTTAACATATTACGAGCAAACTTCACTGAAATAGTCTACGCTAAGTGGGGTAAAAACCTTGAAAAACAACTTGGGGAACGTGCGGGTTTAGACATTGATGCTATTAAAAATGGTGGCTACAATTTCTCTAGAATAAATAACGTGGACGAAGTACAAGGCTTACTAACAGTAGCTGTAAAGGGACAAGATGGTAAGGTTCGCAGAGTCAAACTTGTGGACTTAGACAACATGGTTGAACAAGAACGCAGCATTGAGGCGTTGATACAGAAGAACAACGAAATTGCCGCAAGTATAAAAAAGTATCAGACAAGAATTATCAGTGACTTAGACGCTGTTCAAGATAAATTAAATTCTGATGTACGCATCATGGATGAAGGATTCAGGATAATAAGTAAAGCTACAGGGCTTGACGATTCAAACAGTTTCTTTCAAAAAATGGTGTTAGAGGGTGATGCTGATGGTATCGAAAACTTAAGAAGAGCCACACTAGCTAAACTAGGTGATACCTTTACAGTTGGAAACAAAACTTACAGTACAGAAGAAGCCTTTGATAAGGGCGTTAGTAACATGATTGTAAACGGAATGCTCAAGCATGGTGGCTTGGCTCCGGTTGAAGGTAGAAAGGTTATCGGGGGTAACGGTCAAGAGTACACTAGAGTTGCTTTGCACAAACCCTCTAACATACAAGAAGCGTTGGAAAGAGACAACGTCAAAGCGATATTAGGGCGATACATAGACTCTGACCATCAGGATTACATATCTGAAATAGCTGATTACATAAGTATTCAAGCAGCTAATGACAGGGGTGCCTTAGACGTTATGGTTAATATTGACAACATCGTCAGTCCTATGGGTACAAATCAATTGATCTCTCGTTCCTTTAACCTTGCTCGTGGCATGGTTAGTCCACAATACGTCGCTGCTGAATTTGGTGTTTCTTTAGCACAACAAGCAGGATTAGACATGATGAAACTTGCAGCAGGAAATAAAGAGGCTGCAGACTTAATGCTTCGTATTATGAAATTTCCAAAACAAATGACTAAAGCAGACCTAGATACCTTTGACAACCTAGTTACAGATTTTGTAATCAGTGAGCTAGGACAACTTGGTGAAGAAGGTCGTAAAATGATAGTAGATATTACAACTCCACCAGAAGGGGATTTAGACTAATGAAAACCTACAACAACGGCCCCCGCAAGGGAATGATGTATGGCGGTATGTCCCGCCGCAAACCCATGATGTATGGCGGTACAGCCATGAAAAAACCCCGCAAGAAAGCTCAAGCGGGGGGCATGATGTCGGCAACACAGCCACAACAAAACATGATGCAGAAAAATCCAATGACATCCGGTAACACAAGTCAGATGCAGAATCAGATGATGCAGACTCCGAAGATGAAGATGGCAGTAGGTGGTAAGGCTATGATTGGTGACCTTGATAAAGACGGCAAGATGTCACCTTACGAAACTAAACGCCAAGCAGCAATACAAAGTAACATGAAGAAAAGTAAAAAAGCCTAGATGTAGTTTCTGGACTTTTCCATCATTTCATCTGCCATAGACCGAAGGTACCGTAGAAGGGATGCGGTTGCATGTGACCCATCCCATTCGGGCAATCCCGTTGCCATCACAGATTCAAACTGCTCTGGCTTCACTCCTTCCCAAGTCAACTCTATAGTACCATTCTGTTTTAGATTAGCCTGAAATGTAAACAGGTTAGCCTCTTCAGTCTTGTTAGCCATTTACTTGTTCTAATTCCTGTATTGCTAAATTGTAACAATCAGCCTTGAATACAAACCCGTTGCTTGGGTCTACGTCACCCACCTTGTAACGGGTTGCTTTTGTATAGAAGGTTTGTTTTGATATCTCACCAAGAATCCACGCCTTACTGTGATCTGTAAGAATACGGACAAAGACGTAACTATCACAGTCCTGCTTACTTCCGTGTGCAGACACAGAACAATCGTAGTTAGGTGACGGGGTGGTGTTACAACGCTTGGTCTTTACGTCCACCCGTTTGTTTCCGACGATCAAGTCATAGTCCTTGTTGTTGGCATCAGTACCCCCAACGTAGTCCTTTACAATCACCTCACCTATAGCCCCTACCACATTACTAAGACTACCAGTTATGCTGCCCTGTAAATTACCTACAGAGGCAGCTTTCTTTTTGGCACGTTTAATAATGTCAGAGGTTATCTTTATCTGTATCATCATTACCATCCTTTGGGTAGTACACTTCAACCCAAGATTTACACTCAGGGCATTCAAGACAACTGAGTATACTGTACCTGTCCTCTGTCAGTTCATCCACATCGTGGTCACCAACCCATCTTAGTTTTGTGTTACAGTGCCAGCAATTCATGCTGCTGTCAAGTCCACCACTTCACAGACCCCTGCAGTACAGGCAAGTTCACGAGAGCCACTGGTGTTATCTTCCTTCTCAAAGTCTGTGAGTTTACCCCAATCGATGTGAACCACTTCCATACGCTTTTCCCATTCAAGGTAATCATCAGGTTCTATATCTTGGTACGGAGCCTGTTGATAGGTATGATCACTGTGGGGAAGAAAAGAAACTCCTGATGCCACATCAAAGTTTTTATACACCCACGCACCTACTTCCATCCACTCATGTTCCTTTACAGTGACAGTGATGGATGGCTTGTGTTCACACCAGTGTATAGCGTAAGTCTTCCATAACTCTAACTGCTCTATGGCTGTGGTTTGTGTGCGGGTCACGGCCCCTTTAGGAGACTGCATGGGGAAACTAAACACTGTAACGTTGTCGGGCTTCATCACATCTCGTTCTGCAGGTACACCACTATCAATAAGGAACTGAGTGAGTGGGTCTTTGTTATCCCCACGTACTGTCCTTATAAAGTGGTCGTTGTGTCGTGCATGTATCCCGCTTGCTGCGTCCACCAGTTGAGACACAGTACCCGACGGTTTGACACAGGTGATTGCAGTACTTTGTGGGATTCCAAGCATCTGGGCAAAGTTCTTGTTGACCTCTATCGCGTGTTCCCGCATTTCGTCTAGCCAACGCTTGCTGTCTACATTCTTTGATAAAACGGGATGATCCATGATACCAGTCAAGGATACACCTAACAAGCGTTCTTCTTCTGCGTTGTCTTTCCATGCTTTCCTCAAATACTTAAAGTCTACAAGGGTTGATTGTAAGGTACCTAAGATAGTTGCTATCCGTACCTTTTCTTTCAAAGACTCTAACGTGTCATTTTCACGGACTACAACCTCTGACAAATTACAAAAACTGTATGGGCGTAAGATGATCTCACTGCAGGGGTTCGTACCCCACATGTGTCCTGTCTCACGTCTACCGTTACGAGCAACCTGCTTGTCGGCAGACTCCCTGTTAAACATGCCACGTTCACCCGACTTACTATCATAAAGAGCAAGCCACTCACGCATGAACGTACCCATCTCCGGTTTAGATTTGTACGCAACAGAGTTGTTTGCCAACGCACGTTGGCCCTCTGTCTCCCACCACGATCCGGCTTTGGCGTGACGCATCTGATCATCGTTAAGATTAGACAGACTAATCAAGGCTGATCTGCGAACGCCACCTACAACCACTACCTCGCCCACCTTACACATAAGGTCGTGACACTCAATAGGAAACAACCTACGTCCAGCAGCCTTCTTGAATATCTCTACTGTAAAGTTAAACAAGTCAACTAGAGGCTGTGGTCCACTTGCTCTACCTCCCATGACTTTCAGCCGCGCACCTGCAGGGCGAATACCAGACGTATCCCAAGAGGGAACTTGTCCTGCATACAGTAGTGCAATTAACTCACGGTAAGCTTTAGCCCATCCCGGTTTACTATCTGCTACTGTAATACAGGTGCTAGAACTATTAAAATTATCAGATACGACAGGTAACTTGTCAACATTTTCTCTCTCCACACTAAACCCAACACCAGTTCCACACATCAATATGTACATGCACTCGTCAAACGAACGAGGACTATCAACAGGAATGTAACTACAATTGTACCCACACACGTTGTCACGACTAAGAGCCGGACCTGCAGTCATCATTGCTCTCATTGATGGCATAACTTTCAGACTTATAATAGCGTCCTCAATTTCAGACCTTAGTTTACTTGGTATGATATAATTGTGTTTATCACGCACATAATTATCCATAAAGCCAATATATCTGGATACAGTTTCATCCCAATCTTCTCGCCTTTCTTCATCATCAATCCAACGAGCATAACGTGATTTGTGAATAAATTGTTGGTATGGTGTGGGCAACATGTTGTTCATATCTATTGTTCCTCTTTTACTTTAATTAGTTTGGTTAGGTACCACTGTGCTTTTTTAAGGTCTTCAACTTCGTTTTTGTAACGGTATCTCCAGAGGTACTTGATGATGTTTCCTTGCAGATAGTATTCAAACCCATCGTCTGTCGCCGCTTGGATTGCGTCAATGCACTCGACACCTGCTTGATTATAGTGTGGCGGCTTGTTAACGACATCCTCTTCCCTCATTCTTTTTACCATGTATTCTTCGTGTTTCATTGTTTCTTTCCAAAATCAACTTTAATTACGTTATTATCGAACTGCCCTTTTAAATCTTCTTCTACTTCTTCAATCATATTTTCTGCAGCAATTTTGAATTTTATTGATGCTGCACCCCTATCATATACATCATCAAGGTTCTCTCTTATGGTTTCCATAACGCCCTCTTGTATAACCATAGCAGGATTGTAGTCAGAATCATCCTCGTAAGTTTTATCTGTTGTATCGTAGGCAGTCAAGGTAAAGTTCTCTCCATCAAGAGGCTTGAGTATGATGTAATATCTGTCTGGTAAAAGGGACATTATCTCTACCTGTCTTTGTATTTCGTCATCGTTGGTCATTTTTTTACCCACTCCATAGGGATAGACCCTTCGGCCCATTCAAAGTTGTATCGCACACACCACGCAGCGTACGTCGTTTTGCTTCCCTTGTAAATCTTATTCTTAGCGTTCATAAAAACAAAACGAATATCCAACTCAGGATGTTGTTTCTTCATAAGCACCATCTTCACCCTATCACCTTTATCTAGGTGACCTTTTGCTTCCACGTAAATGTTTGTCTCAGGGAAGTAAAAGTCGGGGGTGTAGTGTCGAGGGGCAGGTATGTATTCAAACCTTTCCTCTTCGTATTGGAACTCAATGTTGTTTGCAGTCAGAGTCTTTGCTAAACTAAGCTCGAACTTGGACCTGTATTTTATTTTGTTATTCAAAAGGTTATCCCTATCGATATTAGTCTTTTTTCTAGGTACCCTGCCAGTTTGGGGGAATACTTTTCTATGTTGGTAAGTTCTTTTGTCAAAGGGTGCATCGGCACACATACATAAGCTCCTGAAAATGACCGTCTACTGATCTGTTGTAACTCAGTTTCAACCTTTTTAATGTCTCGTGCTTCTGTGTCAGATAGCAGGTGGCCATCTTTACCGTAGTGGTTGATAAGCGTCAAGGGTAATCCCTTCTCATGTAGCCTCAACCTAGTGACCCTACGTTCTCCCCCTGTGCCAGTGCTGGACTCTATGTACATATGACTAAGGTCACTGTTTAATTCCATGAGTTCTACCTCATAATCTTTTACAAATAGGTACGGCATCTTTACATTTCTTTCTTTTTAAGTTTGTCGTACCACACCAGCGGCGGGTTCTTTGCTCTAGAAGTAACCTTGCCGTGAAGCACAGCTTTAGGCCAACAGTGTGATCTGTAGCCACACAGGTTACATTGTCTAGGTAGTACTTTGTTACCTGTCTTAATAACCTCACCATCCTTACGGTAGGTTTCCGGTTCTGATTTGAACGGAACAAATGGTTCTACATCAGGGTCTGTAAGAAACTTGACCCGCTTCTCTGCATCTTTTAAATAGGCTTCTTTGTCATCCTGCGCCCAATCCGGCACTTCAACAATAGCCACCATACCACTAGACTTGTTAACAACGATCCACCCCCCAAACGGTAAGCCTGTAGCTTCCGCATAAAGAAACCCCTGCATGACATAGCCAAAGGGGTCATCCTCTTTTAGTTTGTCGTACCCTCCGTTCATACCAGTAAACTTGTAGTTGAAAGCCCAGTCACTGGCTGACTTAACATCCCACACCTTTTCTACTCCCAACTCATCACGTATAATAACGTCGAGAGTACCGTTGACAAGTGTGTCTCCTATCTGTAACTCAACGGCTCTTTGGTAGTCAACAATATCTATCCCAGCCTCTTTCATTATAAGCATAAGGATTGATTCTGTCAGGTCACCAAACATAAATCGGAACAGAGTGTTGTACTCCATGTCCTCTTTAATGCCCTTCTTCTCCAACACTTGTTGACAAAGGAGACGACCAAGTCCTGACATACGAATACGAAACTCACCACGTTGACGGACAAGTTGTCGCTCCGCTGCTTCACTGCATTCTTTAGAGAAGTCTTTAACTGCTTGCGGGGAGACAGTAGTTTCCCCCCGCAAAGCATTGACCATGTGGTCTTGTATTTTAAGCAGCGTTAGCATTGTCAAAGTCTGCTGCTAAATCGATATCGTCATCGTCAGCAACGAGCTTTGCCGCTTCACGGTGTTGGTTCATAACATTATCGTTATGACCCTTTACAGTCTCAGCAAACATAGACATGAGTTGCTTATCCTCATCTGTAATGTTTGCCTCACCGACAAGGGCAGGAACCGGAGTCCAGTAAGTTACACTACCCTTTTTGTGCTTGTGGGTAGTCAAAGAAACGACACACTTCTGCATCAGTTTCTTTTGCTTGGACAAGCTATCAATGAAGTCTGAGATAGGCTTGAACCCAGACCGCTTGAAGTATGCAACCACCGGCTGATCTGTAACCTCAACCTCAGTGCCTTCAGCAGTAGTAAAGCTACCACTTATCTTAGCGTAAATAACTTGGTTACACACGACTGAACGAGAGTGCAAATACGCTAGATCATCCTTTGACAAACGATCCTCTTCATCCCGTGTGAGTCTGCCACACTTGTTGCCACCAGTAGTATCGGGGAACATGCCAGACAGGTTTGTTTTCTGCACTGACTTAGATGAGAAGGTACCACTCTCCTGATCCCACACGCTGTACTCAAAGGTACGCAAAATGGGACGGATGTTTACTTTGTCTGCGTAGATGAACCTACCGTCTAGGTACATCTTCCACGCTCCACGAGTAAGGGACACACCATCTTCTGTCTCTGCATCGTAATTTATATTTATACGAGGCAAGCCTACCTGACGATTGTTATTACCGCCCTGCCCACTTGCTTCCATTAGAGCCTCAACGTTATCGTCGTTGAATGCTGCAACAATTGCGTCGATATTATCAATTTCCATTACTTCTGTTCCTGTTTCCATGATTTTTCATGCTCCTTTAATCAGGGGTGTAGAATGATCTTACAGACTTACCACTTCAGTGTCAAGCCAATTCTTGCCTATCTTTAATTCAATTTCAACAGGCATGTCGTATTCAACTCTGTATCGGTTCACGCTCTCTGTAGGTAACGACAACATTGCGTACTCTAACAGCTTGATACAAGCGTCTTTCTCATCAGGGTGTACGTCAAGCACAATCGAATCGTGTACAGTATTACAGATAACTGACTTGAGTTCCCTAATCCTCATCATCTTGCTCAAACGAACAAGAGCAGTAGGAAGAAGATCAGCAGTAGCAAAACCCTGTACAGGATAGTTGCATATCGCTGTACGATTTGTGGCTGTACCCCACTCTGTCCACCGCGCAGAGGGAAAAGCATACTGCCTACCACTTGGAAGGGTGATCTGCTTCGTTTTAACGGCCTCTCGCTGGAGTTTGTCGTGCCAGAGGGTAACCCCTTCGTATTTATCCTTAAAGGCTCTGTAGTAGCGTTGTTGGGCGTCTGTTCCGGTGGTGCCGCCGTATAGAGGCTTGAAGGTATGTGCCTTTGCTTCTTGTCTGCTGCATCCGATAATATCTGCAGTATATTGGTGAACATCTGTACCCTCACTTACATCCACGTACGCTTGGCTATCCTTTGCAAGAAAGCCAGCCACTCTAAACTCTAGTTGCGAGTAATCCCCTTCAAGTATAAACCCACCCGGAAAGCGGCTCTCGACAACCTTGCGTATAGCGAAGGTATTTCCACGTGGCATATTTTGAAAGTTAGGATTGCGGCTCGAAAGGCGACCCGTCGCCGTAACACACTGCATGAACTCTGGATGGATGATACCATTCGCATCAACATTGTTTTTCATCCCTTCTACAAAAGTATTGAGGTAGGTTCGTAGAGCGTTGTACCTGACGTAAGCGGTAGCAAATTCCTTTGCATCACCTGACAATTCTATTGACCTATTTTCTAGTGTAGTCTTGTCCGTCTTGAATCCCGCAGCAGCAGTATCGTAAGTATCACGAGGTACCAGCTTGAATCCGGCAACCTCTCGTGTGGGCGTATAAATCACTCCCGCACCCTTGCAAGGCTTACACACACGCAAAACTTTACTGGGTTGTCCATTCTTATTGACAGGACGTACCTTACCAAACCCAACACACCCTGCACACCTGCTACCTACAGTTTTACGTACCACTTCTGTCATACGGCGTACTGTTGAAGTGAACACGCTTCTTTTCATACGAACACGCTGCTTTGGTTTCATGGTGGCACCACGCATCTCGTGACCCAAATTAAATATGCGTGACCACTCCTTTTTATCTATGACCTTGCGTGAGTAAAGAAGGACACTGCGATCATCTGGGCTGGCAAGATTGATGGGAGTATCCCCCATTGCTTCCCGCGCCATCTCATTCAGACGTATCTCTAGTTCATCCAGTTCTGTCTGAAACTCTGTCTCAATCTGGTTTAGTGTGTCTAAGTTTATCTTTAATCCATTACGCTCTATCTCAGTGAGCGTTTCTGTCATCTCAAGCGACAGCCTCAACGTCGGTAACAAAGTCCGTTCCAAAACATAACTCCTTAAATGTAGTGCCAAAGGCATCAAGCTGTTTCAAGGCCACCTCTTCTGTGGCGAGTACGTCAGCTTTTCCGTACTCTTCTACTATCTCCCACGGTATGTCGTAGAAGGTCTTGCCGTCCTTGAGGTACGGCGAAACAAGGTCTTTCTCCTTTTGGGTAACGTCATACTTTTCTGCAACAGCAGCAAGTCCCAGAGGCCAACGCTGGGCTTTCGCCAGAATATACTCCGCAACCATCGTATCATATACTTCTCCGTTAAAAAAGAAACCACACTCCCTGATCCATGATAGATCAAACTTTATGTTGTGTCCCACAATTGTATCAGCCTCGTTGAGTGCTTCTTGAAACAACTCCGGTGCAAAGTCGTGGGGTTCCCTGTCTGCATGATAGTAGCAGTGGTAGTGTACGTGAGGCGACGACAAACGCTTGTACCCAATAGACACAAGACGATTACCAAAGTATGGCAGTGCTGTTGTCCCACCCGTTTCTTTTTGTATGTGGGTTGTTTCTACATCGAAGGTCAGTACGTTCATTTGTTTTCTCCAAATGTGTGTATCATGTGGCAGTTGGCACAGAGAACTCTACACTTCCTGACCTCATCCATCAAACGTTTTAATTTCAAGGTTATCATATTGGATACATCTCGAACTTTCAGTGACGGGTCTAAGTGATCAAACTGAAGAGCAGCAGCATTCTCGTTGTAACCGCACAGACTACACCCCTTACTCACCTTGTAGTTATTGAGCCAACGTCGTCGTATTTTTTTCAGACGTGTTTTGTTGTCGTGATTTCTTTTCTTGGCAGCATAGAATTTATCTGGGCTTCTCCAGTCCTCATGCTTACCAGACATGCCCCAAAAGACCATCCCATCTTCTCTGACATAACCGTGCTTTGCCATCAGTAGTACACTCCACGTTCAATATCAATCTGTCCATGTATCATACCATGATACCCGTTAAGTTTGTTTTTGGATATACAAATATGACGCACAGTGTTTTCCGTTTCACTTGAGCCTGTTTTACCTATACCAATAATGATGTCAGCCTCGCCAGCCTTACCAGTACGTGAGTTGTCCATCATTGAGTAATCAATCCATTGTCTATCGTGTGCCTCATAGTTTGCCTGACTGACAGCCCACACTAACACTTTGTTTCGTTTTGCTATCTCACGAGCATACACATAGGTTTCTTTCAAACGCTCATCACCACGATTAAACTCACCGGATATACGAAACTTGTCAAGCTGATCACAGAACATAATGTCTGGTTTATTTAGCTTGGCGTATTCATCTACCTCTTCGACAGAGGTACCGACAGAGTCCATGATTGTAAGCAAAGGTTCAATCTCATCTGCATATTTTGCACATAAAGCAACACGATCACGTTCCATCTCTTGTCGTGTCAAACCAAAATACGACTGTATCAAACGAAGCTTAATCTTTGGTGCGGGTTCTTCGTTTGCCCAGTACACAACCTTAAAACCCTGCTTTATGTATGATGCTGCAAGGAAGCAACAAAAGGTTGTCTTACCGGATTCTGGTCTAGCAAACAATATACCTAAATTACCCCTGTCCAGACCTGACACGTTATCCGCAATCAGGTCATAGTCGAAAGGGAAGTCGGGATCACCAGCCTCGTTGTCTAACAGGGACTCTAAGTCATCTTCTACCTTAGTGTAAGTAGTTTTGTCACTGATGCGTCCATCTTCTACGGTATCAATCAGTCTACGTAACTCACCAAACTCCTCACTGTCACCCGTGAAGATGTCAATTGCTTTCTCACCAATGAG